ACCCCCCTCTCGTTTTTTTTGAGACTTTCTCTGTGATATTGCATTTCCTTTGGTGCTTTGCTTGCTGCTCTCTACTGTCTCTACTGTATTCTTGCCTTACGGTTAAACGGAACATGGGTTGGCGGGAGGATTTGTGAAGTACTCTGCTGCGGATGAGTCTGCGTTAATGCGGGAGGTGTGGGATCCAGCTCTTGTGGATGATCCAGAAGCGTTTGTGATGTTTGCTTATCCTTGGGGGAAGCCGAATACTCCTTTGGATGGATTGGATGGGCCTCGGGGTTGGCAGCGGGAGTTAATGCAGGAAGTACGTCTTGCGATCAAGGACAACCGCAATGCTTTTGCCATGCGTAATCCTTGTAAGGTGTTTCAGGAGGCGGTGGCTTCTGGTCGAGGAATTGGAAAGAGTGCGACCCTTGCAATGCTTTTGCATTGGTTTATCAGCACTCGGGTTGGCGGGACTTGTATCGTTACCGCAAATACGGAACAACAGTTGCTTACTCGAACGTGGCCGGAACTTGGTCGCTGGCTCACGATGTCGATCAACGGGCATTGGTTTGATAAGACTGCTACCAAACTCGTCCCGGCCCCTTGGTTTGCAGAAGCGTTAAAGCGTGACCTGAAATTGGACACGTCGTACTACTACGCACACGCTCAGTTGTGGTCGGAGGAGAACCCAGACGCTTTTGCTGGGGCGCACAATCCTCACGGCATGATGGTGCTGTTTGATGAGGCTTCTGGTATTGCAGAGCCGATCTGGCGGGTAACTGAAGGATTCTTTACGGAACCCGTTGTAGACCGTTACTGGTTTGCTTTTTCCAATCCTCGAAGAACGACTGGTGCGTTCTTTGAGTGCTTCCACAAAATGCGGGATTATTGGAGAACCCGTCAGATTGATGGCCGGAATGTGGAGGGTACTGACAAATCGGTCTATGATCGCATTGTTGCCAAGTACGGGCCGGACTCAAATGAAGCCTACGTCGAGGTCTACGGAAGATTCCCGAACACGGGCGACAAGCAATTTATATCGCGCTCAATCGCGCAAGAAGCACAGCAACGCGAAGTCTCGAAAGATGAAGGCTCCCCCCTCGTCATGGGAGTTGATGTGTCGAGATTTGGAGACGACAAATCGGTTATCTGCTTCCGCCAAGGAAGGGACGCCAAAAGCATTCCGTGGCAGCAGTACCGCAATCTATCAACTGTTGAACTTACGAACCGCGTTGCCCAAGCAGCCGACAAGCATAAGCCGGACGCAATATTCGTTGATGGCAATGGGGTTGGCGGCGGTGTTGTTGATCTGCTTAAGTCTCTTGGTTATCGTGTCGTAGAGGTGCAGTTTGGTGCTTCTCCCGATGACAAAGAGAGATATCTGAACAAGCGGGTGGAGTGCTGGGATCGAATGCGGGAATGGCTTCTTTCTGGAAGCGTTCCTGCAAATCGTGAACTGGTGGATGATCTTTGCAATATCGAATACGGTTACACGGTTGCGAAGAATCAACTGAAACTGGAATCCAAAGAGGACATGAAGCGTAGGGGCATGGCTTCTCCTGATGAAGCAGATGCTTTGGCCATGACTTTTGCCCAGCCTATTGCAAGACGCGACATGAAGTTTGCCCGCCGTACTAGACTACAGCAGGCCAAAGACATAGACTACGCAATCATTTAGGGGGATTTATGGGTTCACCCAAAGTTTCAGCGCCGCCTCCGCCGCCTCCTCCGGCTCAGGACAAGGAAGCGATGCAGATGATTGACGCTCAACGTACTGCTGAACGTCTGCGTCTTAGGCGTATGGGTCGGGCCGGAACGATCCTGACCGAACAGAACGCTTACGGACGAGCATCAACAATGCTCGGCGGTTAATGTACTACGCTGACGAAGCCATTGAAGCCCTTTGCAAAAGGGCGGATGCGCTAAAGACAAAGCGCAGCACCTTTGAAAACCAGTGGGTCGAGGTTGCTGAACGTGTCCTTCCGGGGTATGCGCGTACCTTCAATGGCGGGTTGAGTACCGTCAAGAACTCCGGTGGTGGCGAGAAGAACACGGAGCTGATGTTCGACGCTACTGCGGCTCTTGGATTGACCAAATTCGCTGCCGCAATGGAGTCCATGCTGACTCCCAGAAACCAGAAGTGGCACCGGCTCCGTTCTTCCAACCGTTATCTGATGAAGGATCATTCCGTCAGGTCATGGTTTGATGATGCAACCGACATTCTGTTTCACTACAGACAGCAGGCCAAGGCCAATTTCCAAAGCCAGTTGCATGAAATTTACGTCAATCTCGGCGCTTTTGGAACCGGCGTTTTGTTTACCGATGCCCTAGACGAAGGTGGTTTGCGGTACAAGCAGATTCACCTGTCGGAAGTTGTATTCGATGTAAACCATCAGGGCGTTGTAGACACGGTGTTCCGTTGGTTTGAGATGACGGCTCGCCAGATTTTGCAGAAGTGGCCAAAGCCGGAACAACCTTTGCCGGATGAACTGGCACAGGCGCAGAGGGATAACCCTGACAAGCTGTTCAAAGTGCTGCACATGGTCATGCCGCGTGCAGATTTTGACCCGTCTCGCGCAGATGCCAAGGGCAAAAAGTTTGCCTCGGTCTATGTCCTGTACGCAAAAGACAAGACCAAGTTGTCAGAGGGCGGGTATACAACCTTCCCGTATGCCATTTCCCGCTATGTCGCTGGGCCGGGTGAGTTGTTTGGTCGCTCTCCGGCAATGCTTGTTCTGCCGAACATTAAGGTTCTGAACGATCAAACCAAGACGCTGCTGAAACAAGGGCATCGAACGGTTGACCCGGTTCTCTTGGTTCACGATGACGGCATCATTGATTCGTTTTCACTGAAACCCGGCGCTTTGAATGCTGGCGGTGTTTCTGCGGAAGGCCGGTCGTTAGTTCAGGCTTTGCCGGTTGGAAACATTGCTATCGGCAAAGACATGATGGACGACAATCGAGCGGCCATCAATGACGCTTTCCTTGTGACGCTGTTTCAGATTCTCGTCGAAACACCGCAGATGACGGCAACAGAAGTCATTGAGCGAGTCCGGGAGAAGGGCGCCCTGTTGTCTCCGACCATGGGTAGACAGCAAACCGAACTTCTTGACCCGATAATCGAACGAGAACTTGATCTTCTGGCGGCGCAAGGTCTTTTACCGCCTTTGCCAGAAGCCCTGCTGGAAGCAGAAGGCGAATACAAGGTTGAGTACGATTCTCCTTTGTCTCGCGCTCAAAGGGCTGAAGAAGCTGCCGGTGGTCTTAGAATGATCGACTACGCAGCCAACATCGCCGCAAATACCCAAGACCCGTCGATCTTGGATCACTTCAACTTCGATGTGATGGTTCCTGAACTGGCAGAAATTCAAGGTTTGCCTGCGCGCTGGATGTCAACGCCGGATCAAATTGAAGAAAGACGGTCTGGCCGACAACAAAGTCAGGAACAACAAGCACTCATTCAAGCACTTCCGGGTGCTGCTGCAATGGCTAAAGCAACGGTTCAACCAAAACAATGAGCTGGTTAGAGCGAGCTAGAGATTTTCTTCTTGTACGCAGACAGGCATACCACCAGACATTCTCTGGCCCTCCCGGTCAAGAAGTTTTGTCTGATCTTGCCCGCTTTTGCCGTGCGTTAGACACAACCTTTCACCCTGATGCTAGGGTGCAGGCTCAACTTGAAGGCCGCAGAGAAGTGTTTCTGCGGATTCAGCACCATCTCAAACTGACTGACGAGGAACTTTGGGCACTCTACGGTCAGCCACGCAAATAGCCCAACGAGGAAACCATGTCTACTGCGCCTGCGGGTACCGCAACACTTATTGAACCACAACAACAACAAGAACAGACACAACAACCGTCAAAGTGGTATTCGTCGTTTGACCCTGACACTCAGGGTTGGATGCAAAACCGTGGTCTTGTGGCAGAAGAACTGACTCCAGAACTGTTTTCCAAAGCAGTTCAGGGTCATCGCAATGCCGAAAAGATCATCGGCGTTCCTGCGGATCAGATCATCCGCCTGCCAAAAGAAGGCGATGTTGAAGGCTATCGGTCAGCAATGGCAAAGCTGGGAATGCCTGCTAAACCCGAGGAATACAAGCTGCCGGTTCCCGAAGGTGCTGATCCTGAGTTTTCCAAGAAAGCTGCAAGTTGGTTTCATGAAGCCGGTCTGACCCAAAGGCAGGCAGAGGCCGTTTCGTCCAAGTGGAATGAGTTCGTTACCCAATTCCAGCAGGATTCGACTCAGCAGTCAGAACAACAAGTCGAGCAAGACGTTCAAACCCTTCGCCGGGAGTGGGGTGCTGCTCACGATCAGAATATCCAGATTGCCCGAAACGCTGTTAAAGCCTTTGGCATGGATGCGGAAGTCCTTGGCAAACTTGAGGCCGCAATGGGATACAAGGGATTGATGACGTTTATGCAAAACCTTGGTTCCAAGGTTGGCGAGGACAAGTTTGTCAGTGGCGAATCTGCTCTCAAGACTCCTTCTTTTGCACAACAGTCTTTGAAGGAACTTGGGCTTGATCGTGACTTCATGGCGGCGTTTATTGATGGCTCTCATCCCGGCCATAAGGCCGCGGTTGAAAAGCGTAACCGCCTCATTGAACAGGCTTACCCACAATGAATGAAGCCGAAATCAGGTTAGGCTGCATTCAAGTTGCAGAAAAACTTGCCTTGCGCGGTCAGTACGACGCGCAGGGTGTTGTAGACATCGCGGAGAAGTTGTATGCTTTTGTCGTGCAAACCCAACCAAAAGTTGGGCGGCCCCGCAAGGACACACCGTAAGCACATCAGCCCCCTCGAAGGTTACGGCTAGGTGATTGGCGACCTACTGCCAAAAACACTTTTTTTTCCAACTTCGGGAGAACCTGAATGTCTTACCAAGCGAATACCGCATTCGTTCAACAGTACAAGAACACTGTTGAATTGCTGCTCCAGCACAACGGCTCCAAGCTGCGCAGCGCCGTCTCTAACGGCAACTACAATGGCAAGGCTGCTAAGGCCATTGAGCAGGTTGGCGTTGTCACCCCTGTCAAGAACATGGCGCGTCACTCGGATACCCCGCTGATCTCGACGCCGCAAGACGCTCGTTGGGTGTTTCCCAATGACTACGACTGGTCTGATCTGATTGACGATCAAGACAAGCTGCGGATGATTATTGATCCGCAAAGCGCCTATGCTCAAGCTGCGATGATGGCGATGGGCCGTGCGATGGACGAGGAAATCCTTGCCGCTGCTGTTGGTGCTTCGCGTACCGGCGAAAACGGCACGACCACGACCGCTTTTGATACCAACATGGCGGTTGGCGTTAACGTTGGCGGCACGAACTCTGGCCTGAACGTCGCCAAGCTGCGTAATGCGAAGCGTCTGCTGATGTCCCGTGGCGTTGATATCGACAATGATCCGCTGTTTGTCGTTATCACCGCCGCCGA